GGACTTACTAGGACTTGGCCTCCGGCGGAGACATACTTAGTAATCGTATTACCGAGGCTCTTACCTACCATCGCTAGAGATTGGGTCGAGTCGGTCTTTACATTGATATTTATAACTGTTCCTACCGCTCCCGCTCCGGCGGCTCTAAGTCCAGCGGCCTGGCTTCTAAATAAGTTTCTGCTCTCTATCGCACTCATAGCGGCGGCGGTATTACCTGCGATAGCGGCTCTATTAGCAAACTCATTAGCGGCAGTAATTCTCTCGGTTAGATACTCTAAGACCTTGCCGATATCCGAAGCTGAGTCGATAAGGATTCCGGTCGCATCGGTAATAGCCGAAGCCGCCATATTTACTCCGGTAAGTCCTCCGGTAGTCGCTCCGCCGGTCGCACCTGGGCCAGTAGGAGAGGTAATCTTTTCGATTCGAGCATCGGCCTCAGATTCGACTTTTCCGAGTTTCTTCATAAACTCATCGACTACTTTTCCGAGGCCTCCGAGATCTCCCTTCATAGATTCGATGTTGTCGGTAAAGGCTGTTCTAATTTCTTTTACTGCCTCGATTAGAGCCTTGTTAGCTTCGATTACCTCATCATTGAAGGTTTGCTGTAGATCTTTTAGGGCTATCTGTAGATCATCTTGAGTCTTTGCATAAAGATCCTTTAGGGCTGTAGTAGCTAGGCCGGCATCTTCATAAATCTGCTTAGCTAAAGCATCCATACCAGATTCAGATTCGGACTCGATAGCTTCGAATAATCCTCTAAGCTCTCTTTGGGTTTCCGGAGTGGCCGCTAAAATCGCTCCTGCGAGTTCATTACCGGTTTCTGTACCCGCGGCTACTATTTGCTCTATAAAGGTCTGTGAGAAGCCCCGGGAGGCTAAAGCGGCACTATTAGAGAGTAGTTGCCTAGAAGCAATTAGCTTAGCCCTAAGCTCTTCGATTAGGACATTTACCGGATTCTCTTTAGTTAGCCCTGCCTCGACTACTTTATTCAGCCTCTCGAACTCGCTCTTAGCGGTTTCGTAGGCCTTAGTAGCGGACTCTAGCTGTCTCTTTGTACTCTTAGGGTCGGCTAGGGTTTCCTTTAGATTTTCATCCGCATCCCTTAGCCGCTCGGTAGCGGTTACTAGATCCTCGGTAGCCTTATCGTAAGCCTCTTTACGCTTAGCCTCTTCGGTCTTGAAGGCATCAAAGAGCGTAGCTACATTTGTAGCAACTGCGGCCTGGTAAGCGTTTCTAAGTCGATCCTGAGACTGCCTTACTATATCGGCTAACTTATTAGCAAAATCTTGCTCGGTCTTTACTATCGAATCTGCATATTTCTTCTGTGCCTTAGCTACTGTCTCGCTATAGGCATCTTGCGCTTTAGCTAAATCTTTCTGCGCTTCCTTTATAAACTTGCGGACTTTCTCCGCAGCGCTCTCGCCTTTCTCTGTTGTAGTAGTTGTAGTAGTAACTACAGGAACAATAGAAGCGGCTATGTTTCTAAATCTATTTAGCTCACCGGCGGTATCTCTAAGCTGATTCCTTAGCCCATTTAGTTGCAAATTATTTAGGCGATTTATTTCTCCCGCGGTAGCATCCGCACTACCTCCGGCGGCCTTTAGTCGGGCATTTAGTTGGTCGAGCTTAGCCCTAAATTTATCCTGCGGAATAAGCCCATCGGCATAGGCCTCTCGGAGTAATCTAATCTCCTCTTCGATAGCTCCGGTAGCCGCCGCATTTTTATTAGCTTCGGCTGTAGATTTAGCGGCATAATCAGCTACTAGAGCCATACCTCCGGCTAAAGCGATTAGAGCAGTAGCGGCGATTACATATGGGTTTGCGCGGACTGCGGTATTGAAGATTAGTTGTGCGGTAGTCGCAAGCTCGAGAGCAGTCTTTAGGATCTTTAGCGCGGTAACAAAGGCAGTAACCTTTACAGCGACATCTATTAGGGTATCGAGATTCTTTACTATAAACTCAAAGAAATCACCGATAGCGTTAGCGGTATCTTCTATTACTTTCTTACCCTGCGGGCTTGCTAGAAATTCTCCGAAATCTTCGAATACCGGCATAAGTCGATTGCCGACTTGATTTACTAGTTCTGTAACCGCAGGTAATAGGGCTGTTCCAATTTCGGCCTGTAGATCTATAAACCTGGCTCTTAGGATTCTTTGAGAGTTAGCTAGCCCATCGGAGGTATTAGCAAAGTCACCCTGAGTCTTAGCGGTCGATTCGAGAAGTAATCCGTATCGAGCCTGGACTTTCTGCTGTTCGGTCATAGTCTCGCCAACAGCTATTAGGCCCGATCGAAGAGCATAAGCCTTTACCTCGGACTCGAGAAGATTTATACCAAAGCGCTTTAGAGGCTCGGCCTCTCCCGCTAGACCTGACTGGAATACCTGTAGGGCTTCCGATACTTCGATGTTGAATACCGAAGCAAAGTCCGCGGCTCTAGTTGTAATGTCGCGGATAAAGCCGGATACATCGCCACCTTCTCCTACTACTCTCTCCGCAAAGGCAGAGAATCTAACCGCGGCCTGATTGAACTCCGATTGAGCTAGACCTAAAGATTCAGCCGCATTTTCGCCAATCGCCAAAACCGCGGTCGCAGATCTTCCAAAAGAAACATTTACCGCGTTAGTAGATTCGGCTAGATCCGAGGCTTGCTTTATAGCATCGACTCCGAACTTACCTATAGCGGCGGTAGCGATACCAACCCCGATAGTTACGGCGCGGAAGGCCTTATCTATTCCCTCGCCTAATTTGCTAAAACCATTTTGAGCTTGCTTTAGTCCGGCATCGTCAAAGACTGACCGGAGAACAACTCTTACTTGCGCCATTTATCTATCTCCGTATGCCTTATCAAAATACTTTTGCACAACTTCATCTATTTCTCTAGCGACTACATCTATCTTGCGCTCTAGAGCTTCCCATCCAAACCTAGAGGGAGATCCGTAGCGCTGGACTAGCTTTCGAATAAGGTTCGCTCCCTGCCCATTTACCCTATGCCTTCTAACGCCTAATTCTCCGTTGCGCTTTCTATAGGCATAAGCCCTAGAGGTAGTGCCGTAGTTACCGCTTCCGCCTCGACCTGCCATATCGGCCATCGCTACTGCGGGAGACATAATAATTACCTTAGCTATCGGAGTAGTAAGGCTTTTACCGGAAGGCTTTATAGCGCTCGAGATCTGTAGAGCCTTTGGGCCTTTGCCTATAGCCTTAGATTCGCCAATAGAGTTCTGCCCTGTTCCCTGCCAGTTTAGCCGGCCTTCATTTATCGAGTAGAGGAGAGATCCATCCCTGCGGCTCTTACGCTGTATAACAAAGCCCATGCCCGATAGGGGAGGCTGATTGGGGATATTCTGCTTTATCTCATCCGCAACCGGCTTAGCGATTTTCTTTATTTCTTTCCGGTATTCTCGAACTAGGCTAGGCTCCATATCCTTTAGCTTTTTTAGCATCGCTTTCATATCGCTCGAGTCGATATCTAGAACACGATAAGTCACAGGCCACCTCTAGAACATTCTACCTAATAGAAAACCGATCCCGAAGGATCGGCTTCTATTGCTTACTAATTTCTTGCGCTCGCCAGATTAGGTATCTACCCATTGTCCATAGCATCCGCTCATCTAGCTCGAGTAAGTCTTTAGGACTTATTTTGTATTCATAAGCTAGAGAAACTAAATACCAGTGGGCAGAGCTTGCGCCTAATCCTTCGATGCTTTTGGGTCGCTAGCTCCGATAGAGGCTACTGTTTCTGTCCATTTATCGAAGTCTAGAGAAATCTGCTTCTCTCTAGTTAGCGCCGACCAAGCAAGCCAGAGCAGGTGAGTAACTTTCATCTCCTGCCCTAGCTTGGCTATGCTTAGGTCAAATTTCGATTCGAATCGAACCATATCGGCCATTATTACTTTGACCTCTTTAGTCGATCCATCGTTGTATTCAACATCGAGTTGCATACGCATTTTTGGTCTCCTTTCTTATTTAGTTATTAGGACTCGTTGCGAGCGATAGCACCCGTGATAGTCCAGGTGAGATTCTGGACTGCCAAGTCACCCACCGCACCACTAACTGGGGTTAGGTTGTCGATCAGAGCAGTGAATTCATACTCAGGGGTCGAGGTTCCAGTTGGGGTTCCAGCAGGATTGATTGTTACAGTCGCGATTGTGTTGAACAGCGACCATAGAACATCGTCAAGAGCGGTGTTCGCATAGTCATTGTGGAAGCTCAAAGTAACCGAACCGGACTTGAGGCCACCCTTGTATGTTCTGAATCCAGAGTCTCCGAAGGAAGTGGTCTCAATTGCATCTGCGGTTACAGATAGCTCCACGCTATTTACCGACTGAGAGATTGCAGTTCCATTTAGAGCAACTACAACATCTGTCAGAATTTGCTTTGCCATTTATTTCTCCTATGTGTTAGCTAGCTAAAACACGAACATTGAACTCGGCTGCCAGATAAGTAACATCTGAAATTACAACCGCGCCATAATTCGTCATTTCGGTTACTATCGTGTCGAAGGCCTTGCCCGATAGCTTCCTATCAGATTCTACAGCAAGAGATATCGAGTAGTCTCCGGTGCTTGAGCAATAAGAATCTAAAGCGCGTTGTGCTGTTCTTTCATCTACCCTGCCGACAATAACTTGAACAGCGAAGTTATATTCGGTCATACCGCGTTGGAAGTCTTGGTGATAGGCAACTCGACTTAGCTGGACTACCGCAAGAGGAGGACTCGGATTATCCGGAATAGTAGCTCCGACTCGAAGCCCTGGAATAGTAGCTAAGTTGGCGGCAAGCCCATCTCGGAGATCGGTAATACTAGCCACTAGGCCATCCTAATTTTGCGATAAGGCTCGATTAGGTGTTGAACATCCGGATCTAATCTAAAGCCAACTCGCATCGAGCCAAGCTCTCCGGAGATAATTCCTAGAGGAGAATCGAGTCTCTTGAAGATCCTAGATCCGAGAATAATTGTCGCTTGGGTAATAGCGATAGGAACACTAGACCATCCCCAGACTCCGGTTAGTCGAGCGGTAGCCTCACCTTCTCTAACTGGGAAGAGATAGTTATCGACCGCTCTAATCTGGGTATAAGAGGTTACTAGACCTCCGGCTAGGTTATTTAGAGGTTCTGCTTGCCAGTCGGTAGCCGCCCACTCGGTATCAAAAGACTCGCCATCCTCGGAGGTTTCGACCTTAGAAAGACTAATAAAGTCATCGGTAGGAAGAACATAGTTATCTAGTGGGCTATAGATCCTTACCGCTGTTCCCGCGTTATAAAAAACTCTTTCGGTATAGCTGTCGATTTGCCTAGAGGCCGATTCGATAGCCATCTCTAAAAGGCTGTCCTCGAAGCCATCTGCGATTCCTATCGCCGCTTTTATCTGCTGTAATGTGGCATAGCCATTAGTAATCGCCATTATTCCTCCGGATTTATTCTACCTGCATCGAACTTATTAGCTGATAAATACTAGGTGGATACTTATAGCCGGCCTGTTGCCAGAGAAGGTCATTTACAGCGGGGTAAGTAGTCGATAATCTTCGATCTACTTTTTCGGTTATTTTGGGGATAATAGTTAGGTCATCCCTGCCTAGCCTTTCGGCTATCGCCATAATTAGCTCATACTTTGTTACCCAACCCAGGGGTATAAGGTGCTGAGTTCCCGCTATAAAGTAATTCTGCTCTAGGAGGCCTCTAACTACTTCGGCAAAGGCATCGGTTGTAACTCCATTCCAATAGTGATTTATAAAGCCGTAAATAGTCGCGCCTCTAGGCTGATTTTTTACCCACTCAAAGAGGCTTTTCTTTCCGGTTAGCTCCGATCCAATAATCGAGGTTCGAAGATTCATCCAATCGGTAGCCTTTACTTCTCCCTTGATTTTAGAAACCCCATAGGAATCGGAAGCATCTTTCTTACTATGCTCCGAATACCAGCCATCTTTACCGCTAAAAGCGCAGTCGGTAGCTATTTGAATTTTATAAGTTTGCGGATAGTTTTTTATAAAATGCGGAAAATCGCTATTTATCTTTTCCTGTAAATCCGGATCTGTATTCTTCTGCGGAATAATCCCAATGCAATTTATAATTACATCCTCGGACTTTAGGCCGAATCTATCTAGAGAATCAAAGGCCTCATATTCTTCTCGAGTAGGCGCTATTAGATCAAAGTCGGAGAGCTTATCTACTAAGCGGTGGCCAAGCATCCCCGAAGCTCCGAGGATTAGGACTTTCATCTAAGAGCCTTCGCTAGTTGCCTAATTTGCTCAATGCCCTCTGTTCTATCCTGAGCAGAGATTGAAGCTCCGGATAGAGTTACTCGATCGTAACCGCGATCATAGACAATTCTTATCTCAGAAGTCCTGTATGGCTTTACTAGACCAGTTTTCCTCATAAGTAGGGCTAAACCCCAATCCGCGAATCTTATGCCTTCTGGGAAGCCACCAGAGGCCTCCCAGAGGTCTTTAGTCATTGGGTTAGCTCCTCCGAGTTCAAAGGTGTGATTTAGATCGTCAGCTACCCAATTTGTATAAAGGATATGGTCACTACCTTTAGTCCTAATAGCATCGCAGACTAAATTACATCCGCGCTTTTCGGCCTCGAGAATAGAATTTATTCCTTTCGGTAAAAATTGATCATCGACATTACAGATAGCTACCCACTTAGTAGAGCATAGTTTTATAGCTAAATTCCAATACTGAGCGTAGTTTTCTAGATCCCTTTTTACAACCTTAGTAATCGACCAGTCTCGAACACCCTCAAATACCGCAGGATGGTTTTTACTATCCGTAACTATTACTATCTCATCCGGTTTAGTTTCTAAAGATAAAACCCCATCCCACCATTGCTCTAGGAACTTAGAGTATCCCTCTCCCCAAATAGCCAGGGGTAGCCCAATAGTTACACGAGGGTTTTTAGGAAGGGAAGCCAATAGTGATTCCATACTTTTACATTATCGAATTGCTGAGCGAACCTTCTCGAGGTCTCGGAGTATCTACCTTCGGACTTCGATACCTCATAAGCATTTTCTAGCTGAGTAATAATCGAAGCGATATACGGAGTTTTCCACCAAGCAATCTGCGCCTCATCCCAAGATAGCTGGCCTTGAACCTTGAAGCCATCTTCGGCTACTAGATCTCTTGGCCCAGTCCAATCTGTTCCGATTACTCGAGTCCCACAGGCCTGAGCCTCAATTATTGGAATCTCAAATCCGCCTCCGAGGGATAGCTGTAAAGCTACATCCGCGGCGGAATAGAATCCGGCTAAATCTTTAGGATCTACTCCTAGCCGATAGTCGATCGGATCAGGAAAGATAACCGCCGATAGATCCAGTCCGCAAGCCTCCGCAAGTCTAGGAAGATGGAAGCCCCCATAGATTCCTTTAGGTTCAGTATGGATATAGAGATAAGCATTAGGCACTTTCTTTCTAAAAGCGGCGAAAGCCATTAGAGCCTCTCCAAATGCTTTGCGGTGAATCGACTTATTAGCTTTATTAGCCGAGTTCATTACTACTAGAAAATCATCATCTTTTAGCCCTAGAAATTCTCTAGCATCTTGCTTACCGATTTTCTCGGTCGGTTTGAAGGTAGAGATCGTATCTACTGAGTGAGGGATATAGATTCCCTCGATTCCAACCTCGGTCATTTGCTCGAGTCCAAAGGGAGACATCGCGATGGGAGTTACATTATCTTTCTCGAGCCATCTCTTTACCGCAGGAGGCATAGAGATATGGTCTAGTGGAACCCAACTTAGGATGTTAGGAAACTCCTCGGTAGGCCACATTTCGGGCTTTAGAACCCAGACATCGCAAAGAGTAAGGATGTAATCTTTCCAATCTTGCTTACTCATCTGCAACTTGTGTGCAACTGCTAGGGCATCTTGAGACATCGGCTCATAACCGCGGGCATAATGAGGGATCTCTCCATAGGGAGTTTTATGTGTCGCATTGTTTCCCTCAAGGCCATAATTCGAGACATGGGCTACATTTACCGAGTGCTTAGCTAAGTTATCTACTACCTGCCCTATTTGCATTCCATAGCCGGTTGGCTGATAGGGAGAGTTTGAGAAGGTAGTAATAGTTAGATCTAGATTTTCTACTTTCATATTTTCCTTTCTACCTAGAGAATAGCAAAAACCCTCGGATTTTGTCCGAGGGTTTCGCTTAGATTTCTAAGACTAGGCTGCGCTACCCTTGAAAATCTTGAAGTGCTCCTGGTGGCTAAGGTCACCATCCACGCGAATCATGAACCTGAATACGCTGAGATCATTGGCGAATTTGTAATCATCGCTTCTGTCTACTCTCAGGCCTCCGGCAAGGCGAACCTTGTATGAAGGCAGGTATCCAAAGCCCACGCTTGCGGCAGCTGAACCAACAGCGGCCACCGCTGGATTCTCAAATACTGGGAATCCAAGTAGCGTGTCTGGGGTTGCGGCTGTTAGAGCTGGCTGGAACAGATACTGTCCATCGTTGTCCTTGAGCTTGCGTGCGTTGCGGATAGCAGATGGAGACATCATGAATCCAGTTCCCTGCAATCTGCGAACAGCGCCATCAACGGAATATACGAGGTCAATGAGCTGGTCTGCCGTAAATAGTCCGCCTGCGATCGTGCCGGATACACCAGTTCCAGCGGCAGTGAATAGACCATTTGGCTTTGCGTTTCCGTCACCAGTGGTGAGTGCAGCATTTACTGCATAACCAATTGCGTTACCGGCCTGGCGTGCGAGAACTTCTGCAATATCCACTCCCGCATCATCGATAAGCTCACGAGCCACCGGCACCAAGAAAGCGTATTTGTATGCCTGCAGGGTAATGGATGAGAAAGTGGGTTCGCTCTCGTCAATCTCCGCACCTGCGGCCTCAAGTCCAGCAGTGCTGTAAGCAGTGAGCACAGGAATCTTGAGATCTTCGCCAGACTGCGTGTCGAAGCGGTCGGATACATCCAGCATCGGTCCAACTTCACGAGCCAGATCATATACACGAGCCACAAAGCTCTGTGGAACTAGACCGGAAGATCCCGATGGGGTTAGGGTTCCACGAGTCTCGAAAGCGTGAGAGCGAATCTCACCTTTTGCGAGTGCGCGGACATAGTCATAATCTGACTTGGTAACTTCTGCTACCTCGAATCCGCTAGTAGCTGCGGCGGCCTTTGCCTCGCGCTCTTCTGCCTTGCGGATTGTCTCGATAGCGGCTGCTCGCTCGTCAAGATCCTTATTGATGCGGTCGAACTTGTCCTGCTCTTCTGCAGTTAGGTCGCGCTTCTCGGATGCGGCTGTGTCAAGAAGTGCCTTCGCTTCTTCCCACGCCTTTGATCGAGCCTCAGCCTGTGCCTTGATAAAGGACTGTGACATTTGGCTTTTCTCCTATGTTATTTAGAAAACTCAGCCGCGCTAACGCGATACTGAACAGGTGGCGCTAACGCTCAACCATAGTTTTATGTTACACCATGCTTACAAAAGGAAAACCCGGCGAGTAGAAAGGATAAGACCTCGCCGGGTGGATGCTCGCTAAAACCTTGCGCTCAGGGGTTGCGCGTTTCAGTAGGTTTGATAATGCGAGTTTCCTTTATAGCGGCGCTCGCCGATTGGCCGCTGTTATTATCGCTGTCCTCTTTGACTGCGACATCTTTGTTATCTAGTTTCCAGATAGCCTCTGCCCACTTATCGCTAAGAGAGTAGATAGCGCCAACGGAAGGATTACCCGCTAGATCGAGAATTACTTTTTTGATTTGTTCTTTGCTTGCCATTAGTTCCTCTTTAGTAGTAGGTCAAGTTGCTTACGCTTTAGGTCTAGTAGAGAAGGCTCTTCTGCCTTTTCCTCTTCTACCTGCGCGGTAGGGGAAAGGGTATCTACAACCTTCTTGATAATCTCGGATTCTTCCTCGGTAAGGTTAGCGCCTTCCTCGAGCTTTAGAACTACATCGGCAAGAGTATCGGCATCTACTCCGGTGCGGATAGCGAGTTTATCTAGCGCTCTTACACTTGCTTCGGTTTCCTGATATGCGGGGAAGCTCACGATCGACACCTCAAATAGTCTTACAGACTTTAGGGTTCGCTGAGTCATCTCAGTATTCCAAGCATCGCGCTTTACTGAGAATCCAAAGCTCATTTTTGACAAATCACCGCGGCGCAATAATTCCGCCATATCGCGGCCATCAGTTGTATTAGGGAGATCGGCCTCGACTCTTAGGCCTTTCTCATCTTCCATTAGTCGGAGAGTCTTAGCTCGAGATGAAGCTAGAACCCTTCCGGTATCGTGATTTACTAATAGCTTTACATCATTCCGGCTCTTTAGCGAACTTCTAAAAGCTCCTGGCTCGATAGTCTCGACAAATCCGCCTAGATCTTCGGAAGGCGAATTGAACCTTGCGGCATAGCCAACAAAGGTCATTCCTTCACCTTGTTGCCGAATCTCAAAATCGGCGTCAAAGTTTCTCTGCTGTTGTTTCATTAGCGCTCTTTCCTGCTCTGCTTCTAGTCTAGTAACAACACCTTCGGCATATGCTTGCGCACGCCGAGCAGATCTTTTGGAAATCCCTCCGCCCCAAAGAGCCATAGCTACAACTCCTGGCGATGGGAAGTTATCGGAGTTAGGGTTAGCATCGGGAGAATCTAGATCTACTATGTGCCTAGCAATCCAAGCGGCTATTCTCTTCCACTTATCGGCGGATACTGTTCCTTCCGCCATTAGCCGAGCTTCTCTAATAGTCCTATCGACTAAACCATCTCCGCCTAATCCCTCGGAATACCACTCGAGGCCTCTTCTCGCACTAGCGCGCATATAGCTAGGCGCTTCGAGATTTACTTGTCTAGTTTCATCTTCATCTAGATCATCGGGTTCATCCATTGGCTCTTCTAAAGGCGCTATCTTTGTTAGCGTTGAAAATTTATGACCGACATACACATCGGTATCATCCCATCCGCCTTCGACTCTTTGATAGATCTGAATCAAAGCGGCAGGATCATCCGGAGTGCCAGTAATTACAAGATCGGAATCTGGAACATTTATAGTTCCATCTCTTTCAATTTGAACAATTTCTCCTCGAGCGCGACCTCCGGAGCTATTCCAAGAAACATAGTCTCCAACCTCTAGTTCATTAGGTCTAGCTCTTTCTCCGCCTGGCTCTATCTTTTCCGCAATAGATACAGCTACCATTTGGTCGATAGCTGATTGCTTAGTAGAGTGGCATCCGATTACTTCGCCATCTTCCTTCTCGACTGCCCACTCCCCTTGAGCGCAATCGGGATTATTCTTTGAAATAAAATATGGCATTATCCAAGCCTCGCTTCTACAACTATTGTTCCACCTAAAGCAACTGCGGAGCCATTTATAGTCATGCCTCCGGCATTTAGATCTATAGAAATACTTTGGGTTTCCGCTGTATAAATAAGCGGAGAGCTAGCGGTAATAACTCCCGATGGGCCTTGCGGGCCAGTAGCGCCGGTAGCACCTTGCGGCCCAGTCGCGCCTTGTATACCCTGCGGGCCTTGAGGACCAGTTGCGCCAGTAGCGCCGGTTGGCCCAGTCGGGCCAGTATCGCCGGTATCTCCCTTATCGCCTTTATCTCCCTTTTCTCCCTGTATGCCCTGTATTCCTTGCGCTCCCTGTGCGCCTTGTGCGCCTGTTGCTCCTGTTGGCCCTGTATCGCCTGTATCGCCTTTCGGGCCTTGGATACCCTGAATACCTTGCGGGCCTGTTGCACCAGTAGGACCAGTTGCTCCAGTTGCTCCGGTGTCTCCCTTATCTCCCTTTACGCCTTGCGGGCCTTGAGATCCAGTCGCTCCGGTTGCACCTGTCGATCCGGTATCGCCTTTATCGCCTTTAGGTAAAACAAAGTTTAGAGTTTGACTAGGCGCTGTTCCGGAAACTGTTACCGCGGCTACTGTTCCGCTTGTAACTGTTCCGATAGATAAAACTGTCGGTTGTCCTAAGACTGTTTCATTTACCCAAAGATTAGTTGCGGAATCATAAACAAGCGATTGCCCATCGGTTAGACCATTGAACTTTACATTGTGAAGTTCATCTAGTTCATATCCATTCTGAATATTGACGAATAAAACACCATTGTTTTGGTTAGCTCTAACGCAGTAGCCAATAAATACTGAGTTGTTTGGCGGGATTGGCTTTGTCGAAGTTAGGCCACCAGGAACTGTTGGGGAAAGCCAGACCGCCGCACCTTCGGTTAGTCCGTTAGTGTTTATGTTTCTAACAAGTCCAAAGCTAGCTGCAAACCCCTTGCTTCCACCGCTAATTGTTTCTGCCATAACTGCGATAGTTTTTGAGCTAGTAATCTCTGAGTTCGCCTGAGCGTAGGAGACAAGTTTATTATTGCCATCTGATCCTGTTACATATATTGCTTTGCCTTTAGTGCGCTCAGTTCCATCCGAAGATTTTGCCAAGATAAATAGCTCTTGCCCGACATTCTGATTTACAGTCGGGGTCATGCCTAGCTCTAGGGTTTTATCGGCATCATTCCAGCCAATGCGACCTACTTGGATCGAGGGAACAGAATTTACATTGAATTGGATATAGGCAGGTTCGGCGATTGCGGTAGCGCCAATGATATTATCTATTAGAGTTGCTTGATTTTGATTTACAGTCGCGCTAAAAGTTCCACTAGTCGTAATAGTTGCGGTGTTTGGCGCCGTAACTTCGACAATGCTAGTGCCGCTAGTAACTCTTATTACACTCACCGAGTGACCTCGGGATCTACATTGAAGTTACCCTCGAGTAATCGAGTTACATAGCCTCCCGAGGTTACTAGCTCTAAATCATAAACATACTGACCGGATGGAACTCCCGCGGTTGTAGTTGCGCTCGCTTCGATAAGAATCGAGCCGGCTGTTCCTCCGAGAGTAATTCCCGTTCCGCTAGTAAGGCTAATTACCGCAGTGTGCGCATCGTAGCTCTCTCTTACCTGCATCCTTGCGGAGTAGCCGGTTAGATTTACCGCAGTTCCATTTAGTAGCCAAGTAAGGTTGTAATCAAAAGATGCACCTTGCCAGCAATTTAGGTTTAGAGTCGCGGGTGATTGCATTATCCCTCCGGATAGATTGACTGCGGATCTTCGGGATTTAGTTGCGCTAATCCCTGTAGCTGAACACTCGGAATACCAGTATGCGCTATCGGAGGTAATCCCATAGCCGCTAAAGTTTCAGCGGGATCGAAGCCGGCAACAATAAGTCTCTGCGCCATTAGGACTCTTTTATCGGTAGCAGATAGATCGGCGGCATCGATATTCACATTCGCTAGGGGAACTCTTAGAACATCGCCTCCCTCGATCTTAGAAAGACCTTCGGCTACTCGCGCATCATTGGAAGTCAAAACTCCGGCCTGGATGCCCTGCGAGTAAGCGGCGAATCGAGACTGGGCATCTCCTCTTAGAAGGCTGTTCATATTGAACTCGATAAAAGCGCCTTGCCCATTTGGATAAACCTGTAGCAAAGTCGAAAGAGTATTCTCGATAATCGCCACATAGGGCCTGAGCGTATGTGTAACAAACTCTATTTGTGTAGCTTCAACCGATGAATAAGTATTAGTTCCAGGCAGGTTCATCATATGGCTAGGGATGTTCCAGATTCGGCATAGATCTTCGATGAACATTCTTCGAGAATCTAGTAGCTGAGTCTTTTCTGGATCTACTCCGATATCTTTGATATCTAATCCGGAGTGCAGAACTAAAGTCTTATGCGCTTTTCTCCAACCGCCATGCCTAGCATCTACCGATTTAGCAAGGGTCTTAGCCTGATCCTCGGTAAGAGACTGCGGAGTTACTAAAGCATAATTACCGGAAGTTCCCTGACCAAAGAATCTTTGAGCGTAAGCATCGAGAGCTAGCCCTAGACCTAAAGCATCTTTCATTTCTTCGACTCGAGATACGCCGCGGATTTGCCCTGGCCTCATTACCGATTCAACAATGTGGAGAATCTGATCCGAGGTATAAACCTTGTTATCTTCCTCATAGCGGAAAACTACTCGGCCATTTCTACCGCGCTTTACTTCCATTTTTGTAGGGTTTAGGACTACTAGATTTATCGGTAATCCCTCTTCATCGCGGAAGATTCGGATAAAAGCGTTTCCATCCAGCATAAGACTCGAGATAATCGAGCTAATAAAGGGAGTTCTATCCACAAAAGAGATATCTGGTCTATTTACCCAGTCTGGCTTAGGCCTCATTAGTAGCTTCTGACCATCTCGCCTAATCCAAGCATCCATTGGAAGAGTCGAGATAGTTCCAGCGATTAGAGAGATCGCGGCTGATACTCCGGAGAGCTTATAAACATTTTCTTCATTTATAAAAGTGCCGGAGTTATTCTGTAGCTCGAAGTCAAGTCCTGCTCCCCAAAGGGTATTAGGGGTAACTGCTCTCTTCTCGAAAAGATTATTTAGCATTTCGCCTCTCTAGCGCTAAACCGAATAGGACAGCGAATACCCCTAGAGTCATAATCCCGATAGGTAGATAAATTAGGCCTACACCTAAACTAATTAGCGCCGCTCCCGCAATTTGAAGCCCTATTACTAATTTAGAAAACATAGACACCTGGGGTAAGTTGTTCGGGTTCTATTCTACTTGTAGTCGCTCTATCGAAGGCGATTACGGCAGATACAGCCGCATCTATCCTCCTCGAGGATGCTCTATTCTCTTTCACTATTCTTACTCCTAGATTGTCGGTTTTTACTACAGCATTAGAAAGATGCCTGGCTAGTAAGGGATCTCCATCTTGTATTACCCTGCCCTCGACTACAGCATCAAAGAATTTCGCACACGCCGGCACCATGCGCCTCGCATTAGTGGAAGGATACTCCACTATTGGGTAGCCCTCCTCGGCTAGAACCTGCATTGAGCGTTGCCAGCGGTAGGGGTCGCAGACTATCTCTTTTACATTAGGATTCGCTGCGACAAACTCCCTAATCTTGTTTTCGACATCGAGGATATCTACACGCCAAGTATCATCGTGGATATTCGGGTCTTTCTCCCAGGCTTTTATCATAAAGATTTGCGGAGTCTCTTCGATAGTTACTCCTACTAGAACAGTCGAGTCACCCGAGAAAGAGCCATCAAATCCGATTATGTAGTCTTTATCTTTTAGATCTACCTCTCCGGCGCAAGCCTCCCAAGAGCCTGTAGGTAGCCAACTAATAGCACTAGATACCCATTGACCGCATCGCTTAGTTCTAAATTCCGGTTCTGGTGTTCTTCTAACTGCCGACTCAAAATCTTCGGCGGAACAGATATCGCCGTAGCCTGGGTTGGAAATCTCCCAGGTTTCCGGTAGTCGGTGGTCTGCTTCTATAGGTGCTTCCCAAGAGGCCATAAAGAAAGTTGGATCTTCAATCTCTCCTCTGGCGATTCTCTGCCCATACTGGTAGAGAGTAAATGCGATTGAGTCCTTGCCGGTGCTATCGGTGCGAACTCCTGGGGTAGTTATTGCTATAAGCGTTGCTAATCGACCTCTTGCTCCCATAGCTAGAGACATAACATCGAATAGCTCTCGATTAGGTTGCGCGTGAAGCTCGTCAAAAATTACCGCCGAAGGGTTTAGACCTTCCTTCGAATATGCCTCCGCCGATAGAACTCGATAGACGGATCCAGTAGAGGGAACTTCAATAGCATCTCTATAAAGTCTGGTCATAGAGCTAAGCTCTGGCGATGCTTCGACCATACGCTTTGCATCCGAGAAAACAATTCGAGCCTGTTCCTTTTCTGCGGCCACCGAATAAACCTCATTACCGCCGCTTCCTCCTCCGAGGATAAGAGAGTAAAGTCCAAAAATAGAGCCAAGAGCGGACTTGCCATTTTTGCGCGGCATGAGAACTAGTGAGATGGCGTGTCTATATCCATTTTCATCCCCTGCGAAGATGTTTCTAATTAGCTCTTTCTGCCAGTCTCGCAGTATTAGCGGCTCTCCGGCTCGACCGGCTATCGAATCTTTAGTAATAATCCCGAAGGCTTCGGCAAAGTCAATTACTAGCTCACCCTCGCCAGACTCAATTAGATTCGGCGGAACTGGGGTTAGCCATTGTGGAGGCCACACGCTTTGCCTTTCTTGCTTGCAACTCTTCTAATTTACTCATAGCTTTTACTTCGGCTACTCCTAGCTTGCTTCGATCCGCAGGAGTAAAGCCTAAAAGACTTAGATTAGAGATTATTAGTCGATCTAGTTCCCTAAGCCCGCGGCGTAGTCTTGCGTCATCGGTGCTCATAACCTTTACTCTAAGATTCCAACGCTCATCGACTAACTCGCAGGTCATAAGTAGGAGTTCATAGTCGGTATTAGCTGAGATCCAACTAAGGCCGTAAGCCCAGACTCGATCCCATAGTTCTTGCCCATACTTTAGAAGCGGTCTAGTTGGCTCTGGGATTTCATTTGATTTTGGCAGAACCTGAATCGCATCGGCTTTTGGGAGCGCCCGCTTACCAGGGTTTCCTAATAAGCGCTTTTGCTCTATCGGTTTAGATGGCCTTCCCGCTGGCATTATTTCTCACTTAGAGCGGTTGGCTGGAATTGCACCGGCACTTCGGTAAGGGAATTACCGCGGCTTACTTCTAAGCCCTCAACCGCATTTGGATAAGGCAGGGCTAGCTTAGCTAACCTTCTGCGGAATTGCTTATCTAGTGGGTAGATGTATCTAAATTTTCCTGGGGATACTCGAGTAGGAGCTATCGAGCGCTCTTTATGGTGATAAGCGCCTCGAGTATGAACCCATCTTCCGCCAATGAAATACTCGGTTACTGGATTAGAGCTACCTGTAAAGATCCAGTTTCCGGCCTGATAGATTCCTCCCTTATGGCCTTCCTTCGGATCTGCAAAAGAAATAACACATCGCAGACCAGGATTTGTCTCTTTTAGTATTTTGAAAGATTCGGCTAATAGCTGGCTTACTGGGGTTTTGTGCTTATCTAAGGCAACTCTAGTTAGTTCGCATAATTCGGTTTGGTCTAGCTGTAGTGCTGTTCCGAGGTGCGGAGAAGCTCCGCGGCTAAAGATAATAACTCCGATAAATTTGCTCTCCTCGAATACGCCGATCTTGACTAACTTTCCAGTCGGCAGGATTCTCGAGTAATGCCAATTCTTTACCGCAAATTCCGCAGCTTGAGCATTTACTAGCTTTAGCTCAAACAATCTCAAAACCCTTAGCAGTCTGCCTAAACTCGCATCCGCATTGTGGGCAACTTATGCTATTGCGCTGATCGAGTCTCGGAGCATCGGCTTCTGTAAATATGTCATCCGGCATCTCTAGATTCTTTATCTCAAATCCCAATTCGGCTAGTGGGATAGAAGTTAGCTTTAGCTCCTGTAGCTGAGCATTTAGAACCTCGGTCTCCCAAGAGGCTAATTCTGCGGTGCGGTTATCTGCTAGGGCATAAGCCTTTATGCGGTCGCTATCCCAATCCTCGGGAACTCGAACAATATTTATCTCTTTCCATCCGAGGCGCTTAGCCGCTTCGATCGTGCCGTTACCGGCAACTACTACGCCATCGGCGGTTACTACTATCGGCTTTCTTTGCCCGAACTCTCTTAGGCTAGCCTCGAT